GCCCTTACGTTACTACTGATGTGATGAAGGTAAATAACTGGAAGATCAGTGGTACGGGTAATACGGCCAAGAAGCTTAGAGAAGAGCAGAGAGTTATCAAAAGAAGATTGGACCTCTACAATTCCGTAGGATCTGATACAGCTAATCATGCGATTGAACTGCTACATGATGTTAACCCAAAGCTCGGTAGCTTGGGAGAATGGGTGGTGGGTAAGGTCAGAGGGGCACCTAATACAGCTCTATCCCTCGGCTTTATGGAAAGAATGGCTGAACCTTCTCAGCTATTCCTTCAAGCCGCTCATATTATACCGATGTCCTTCATCTCTCGTAATGGAATTAGAGGGGTTGTACTGGCTAGTGTCATCAGACAAGCAGCCCGGAGTGGTTCTCATTCCCTGTCCAAGCAGATCTACGAAGCTCTTGCGAAAGGCAACCTCCTCTCCAAGGTAGAAGCAGATGCTCTCCTGAAACACCTGTCTGAATCTGGTAGAGGCTACATGAAGGGTGCCCTGATCGAAGATCCCAGTGCTGCTGTCTCTACTAGAGGCACTCTAGGAGCCCGTGGGGATGGCATTACAGCCGGGGTAAGAGGGGCCCTAGGGGCAGTAGGCGACGTAGCTCGTGCCCCCTTCTACGCTGGGGAGAACTTCTCTGCGACGGTATCTAGAATTACTTCTTTCTTGGACATCAGGAGAAAGTACCCTCAGTTGGACTTCGATGACCCTAAGTTCTGGTCTCTTGTCCAAGCTCGTGATAGAGATATTTCTCTTGGCCTTAACTCTGCTCAGAGGTCTATGGTCCAAGGACATCCTATTGGTAATGTTGTTGCTCAATGGACTAGCTACAGCCTCAGTGTGATGGGCCATATCCTTTTCAAAGGGGAGACTATGACTGTAGCAGAAAGAGCCAGACTAGCCTTCGCTGCTGCTATGTTGTATGGATTTGGAGCTACCGGCTTCCGCCAATACTTCCCTGACGCATTCCAGTCTAAGAATGAAACAGTGAACGAGGTTTTAAACAACGGGATTGATGTTCTGTTCGATGAAGCCTTTGGGGTAAAGGTTGGAGATAGGGTTGCTTTGAATATCCCTCAACTTATGGACAGGTTTGTAGGGACTTTCATGAACCCCGGAGACACTATTCCGGCTATCACTATCACAAGAGATACCGCTAGCAGTGCCCTTGCAGTTTTCAGCCATGCACTGAGCGGTAGGTATGCAGCTAGCAGCCATTCTCTTGAAAGGCTGATTAGATCTTGGAAAGTTATTGACAGTCCTATCGTGGCTTACACCATGATGATGGAAGATGTGAGAAGATCCAGAACTGGCAGTGAAACCCAAGGGCCATTCACTACTTCTCAAGAACTCTTTCAGGCACTAGGTATTGCCCCCTCTGAAGCAGTAGACTTGAATAGGCTGAAGAGTATTGTTTTTAACCAGAAGCAATCTCAAGCTGAAGCAATTAGACTTGCTACTCCCTTGTATAAAGAAGCAGTGAGACTGGCAAGAGCTGGCAAGTATGAATCTGCTTCTAACCTTGCCCTTGAAGCGGATGCGTACCTTGCAGGTTTTGGTCTTAGCGATACCTACAGGGCTGAAGCACAAGAAAAAATCATTGAAGGTGTAGGCAGAGACGAGTTGCTCTACCTCTTCAGGGAACTTGTCGAGCAAGGATACTCTGATGTCGCACTAGAATTTGGAGATAAAGTACATGGCAGATAGTTTTGCCCCGAAGATTCAAACTCAGATAGCCCCTGAGCAACCTGTCCAGATACAAAGCGTGATCGGTGGGCTTGGAAGCTTGGTGGGCTCTTTCCTTGATGCTACTAAACCTACAGGTAGGGGGAGTTACTCTCATACAGAAGCTCTGGATACTGATAAGGCATTCTTCTACTCTGAGTTAGACCGAGCTAGAGCTCTTATTGAGCAAGACCCTAGCCGTAGGACTGAAGCTTCTCGTATTGTTACGAATGCTTATCGTTCCTTTAACATGAGGTGGGGGGCAGAGCATGAAGATGTCAATGATTCCTTCTCTGATTTCACTGGTATTGGCACTCAAGTCTACCATACGAATGATGCCTTCGACGAAGCTACTGTAGCAAGTAGACCTGAGTTCCAATCCACTGTTGCCTTGGTTGAAGCAACTAACCCTGACGCCTCTCAGCAAGATATCTATCGTATTGCCTTGCAGAAAACGAGAGAACAACTTGCACTGGAGGAGAAAGTCAGGACTGCGAAGACTAACCAAGATGCTACTTGGCTTGATGTGGAGAATTCGTACATCAACCTGTTTAATACCTACGCTGACAGGTATCGCTTGATGCTGCAAGCTGCTGGGCAGGACCAGATCTTGACTGCGGAAGAAGCTGATGGTATCAAGCAGGACTGGAACAACACGATGGGCAGGCTTCGTACTAGCAAACCTGTTGGTGTTAGTCAAGAAGACTGGAACTCCTTTACGTCTAGCTACCTTGATCCCATTGAGTCTATCTTTGGGTCAACTATGTCGTATATCTTAGAAGCTCCTCTCAGTGATGTGCACAAACAATCTCTTGATACTATCTTTGCACTAGCTGCTTCTAGAAATAAAATCCCTCCGACCCTCCTGATGAGACTCCAGTTTGAAGGAGCTCAGGGGGAAGGCACTTGGGACTTATTCCTTAACGCTCTCGAAACAGTAAAGGATGATGATGGTGTTCTTAAGCTTAGATCTTTCATTGATAGTGCCTCTTATGATGAGCTTCTGGGATGGGTCAGGGAGTTTGACCAGCAAACAGATCTTTCTTTCTTTGACCTTAAAGCCGAAGAAGCCAGAGTAGAAGACTTTACTTCTCTTTCTCTTGAAGAAAAGATGGAGATGATCGAGCATAGCTCTGCTTTTGTCTTCGATGAAGGAGACATGGGCAAGTCTGCTGTTGGTGTAATCGAATTACTGTACCAAGTAGAGAACCTTCAGACTGAAGCTATCACTCCTCAAGACTTTAATAGAGTATTTGGGAAAGGTTTCTATGATGCGCTTAGTGCAATCAGTGAGGCTAACCCTGTGATTGGAGAAGAGCTTACTCGTAGGGCCAAGTCTGTAATTGATGGGCACCTTGTGGCTATCTCTTCTACTATCTCTTCCATGGCCTCTCAGCTTGGGTTTACAATTCAGACTGACGGTACTCTTACTATTAATCCTGCCGGTCATCCCTCTACTATGGTAGCCCTTGTAGATAAATACTATGGTGGTGATTGGGATGCAGCGTATAAGGACTCGATGCAAGGTGACTCCAGAAGAGAAGCTACTCGGTCTGACCCCCTTAAAGCTGGCCTCTTGAATCACCTGTACGCTATCTCAAGAGAAGGTGAGAAGCTGAACAGACAGATCACTGCTTTCAGTAGAGCCAAGGCTGTTCAAGAGAAAGTTCGTGGTCTTCTTCCTGAAGATCTTAGGAGCATCATGACCGAAACTCCTGCCACAGAAACCCCTGCGCAAGAAGAGCAAGGAGAAATTATCATGTCTTCTAAAGGAACTATGGCTACTGGCAGTGAAGAGCAAGTCTCTTACGCGAGCGAAGTAGCTGCACAGTACGGTATCCCTGAAGATCTCTTCATGGCTATGATTCACCAAGAGAGTAGATGGAAGCAAGGTGTTACTTCTTCTGCTGGTGCCATTGGTCTTGCTCAACTGATGCCGGGTACTGCTAAGGAACTTGGAGTAGACCCCCATGATTGGAAGCAGAACCTTGAGGGTGGAGCCCGATACTTGAGGAAACAGTATGACAGGTTTGGCCGGTGGGATCTAGCCCTCGCTGCCTATAATGCCGGGCCTAACAGGGAGTCTTTGCGTAGAGGGGAAATCCCTGACATCAGGGAGACCCAAGATTATGTCCGTATTATCATGGGTAACTACGAAGCAACTCAAGGTGCCCAGCCTCAAGCTGGTGGAGTCCCTGCTGGTATTAAACTAAACGAGGCAATGAACCCTCTGGTTGATACCATGGAGGGTGCATCTAGTATGGTCCATGAGAATGCTGTTACTAATATGCAAGCAGTCTTGACCGGTCCTTTTGCCAAGATGCAAGAACTCCTCGGGTTCCAAGTTACTATCAATGATGCTATCGCTAAGGCTGGTACTACCAGAGAGACTGAGACTAGAGGCTCACAGCACTTCCATGGCAATGCTCTTGATATTTCCTTGGAAGGTATGAGTGACGAACAGAAACTCCAAGTCTTCCGTGCTGCCCTTGCAGCTGGCTTCCAAGGCTTTGGCTTTGGGAACAACATCCTCCATATTGATGTTGGCTCCAAGCGATTCTGGGCCTACGGTATTAACTCCTTCGGTGGCATGGACATCGAAAGTCTTGCTGCAGAGATCAGTGGTAGCACTGTTCCAGCCCCTACTATGCAAACTAGTACTACTCCTGATGGTGGTCCTACCCCGTCCGGTATTGAAAGGGACGATGGGCAACCTGCACCCTCTAATTACCGAGAGCTTTCCCCTGATGGTAAGTGGATCTCTCCTGCACAAGAGGGTATCAAGGGCTCGGCTGAAGGGATCTCTGCTACAGCTACCGGAGAGGCTAGGTCTGCCTCTAGGAAGACTAACGAAGAGCTTATGCAGCAGCTTATCTCTCGTGGTGTCCCTAAAGAAGAGATCAATTCTTTTGCAACACTTGAGGAAGCGAGGGGGGCAAACCTCCCTGATGGTTCCCTTGTCCTTGTGAAAGGAGAATTCTTTGTTGTTGAAGGTGGAGAACTCAAGTAATGGAAGGATCGCATCTAGATAAGTTCTTGTCCGCTGTCGCTTCAATCTCTATTGCAGGATTGTTCTGGATAGTAAGGACTGTCTTCACGAATAACAAAAAGATTCTTCTTCTTGAGGAAAGATTAAAACATATTGATAGAAAGGTGGATGAAGGTCTTCAGATTGCCGAAAGACAGAACAGAGAATTTATAAATATTCAGAAAGAAATACTGAAGATCCTCCAGCATATAGATGAAAACAAAAACATATAAGAGAGAACTGGCTGTAGCAATGTTGGGTTTGTTTTATATCGCAGTCTTTACTCAAGATGTCGAGATGATTGAGACTTTAATCTGGCCCACCTTTTCTTTTGCTGCGCTAGCCTTCGGTTTGGATTGGAAAGGAAAGTTTGATGCTTACATGGTTAATCTCAGGAATACTACCGATTAAGAAATACCTTATTGTTGGTAGTATCACCTTGGCAATCGTTGCAGCTATCTTTGCTTTCGGTTATGACAAGGCAAAAGATAACCAGAGAGAAGAGCAAACTAAATCTTTCATAGAGACAACAGAGAGAATCAATGAGACTCCTAGGACTACTACTCGGGATGATGCTCTTATCAGGCTGCGCAGGAATGGTGATCTCAGGTAGCGCTGTTTGCCAGCTAGAACCACAACTTCCTACTGTATCTGAGGAAGACACTGACCAGACTATACTGGAAATAGATAACTTTAACAGCAAGTTTAGATCGGCTTGTGATCTGAGATCTTCTCGGGCAGAGTCTATCTTCAAGAAGAACTAAAGAAGGAAAGACAATGGCAAAGAAAGCTACGATTACTGTTATTACTTCTGGGTATGCGTCAACTTCCCAGATGAATAATAACTTTGATAGACTAAACGACCAGTTCGAGAATACCCTGTCCCTAGACGGTAGCACTCCCAATGCTATGAATGCAGATTTGGACATGAACTCGAATGATATCAATAATGCTGGTACAATTAATGCCGATGAGTTCTACCTAGGAGGTGTCAAGACTGTATCCACGTCTTCTGTCCCTTCTTGGGAAGGAGCTTGGACCACTGCTACTGCTTATGTCCTCAACGATATGGTATCGGAGAGTGGTAACGCCTACATCTGCACAGAAGCCCATACGTCAGGGACTTTTTCAACTGATCTATCTTCGGGTAAGTGGGAAGTACTGGCCCAGAAGGGCTCTGCTGGGGCTGGTACAGGGGATATGCTGGCAAGTAACAACCTTTCGGATGTAGCTGATGTTGATACCTCCTTGGCTAACCTTGGTGGTGGTACAGTAGGTATTGCCATCTTCAAGGATACCACTGCTGCTGAGGTAAGAACAGAGATTAGTGCGCAAGAGTCGAACGATATCCTGACAGATCTTGCCGGACTGACCCAAGAAACCAACAAGATCCCTTACTTCGATAGTGCAACTACGGCAGCTACCTTGGATTTCCTTGATGAAGATGATATGTCAAGTGATAGTGCTACTGGTATCCCTTCCCAACAGTCTGTAAAAGCTTACGTTGACGGTCAAACTTCTCCGGGAGCACTGGCCTTTATTGAGTCTCAAGATTTATCAAGTGCTTCCTATGCAGATTTCACTGGGTTCAATGCCTCTCTTTATGATGCGTATGTGTTTATCCTGAGTAATGTGCTAGGTAACGTAGTGCTTGGAGATATCTTGTGGTTGAGGACTAGTACGGATGGAGGTTCTACGTATAGCAGCGGCTCTACTGATTATGCCTACCAGTATTCCTCTGGATCTGGAGGTGGTTCAGATTCTAACGCCACTGGTATCCTTATTGGGCAATCCTCAAGCTCTGGAAATGGTGTTAGTGGTGAGGTAAAAGTTCTTGGCCCCCACTTGACCAAGAACACAAATGTAATATTCAACTCCTTTGGAGATGGCAACCTGAGTGCAGTAGGTGGTGGCCAAAGAAAATCTGCTGCAGATGTAGACGCAGTTAGGTTTATCTTCAATACAGGAACTATTGTCTCTGGTACTATCACCATGTATGGTTTGAAGAACAGCTAATAGATAAACATTTAGACAAAAAGAAACCCCCGGATTTCTCCGGGGGTTTTTTCTTTAGGCTCTGTCCCAACTGATGCATTGGAAATCAATTCTAGAAAAGCTCTCTGCTCGTGGGTCTGATAGCATATCTTCCAGAACATACTGGCCAATCTTCTGACAGGACTCTTTAGTTGGATAGGTGGGAGTAAACGTCTCCCCCGGTGGAGTTGCAACAACCATACACTTCAAACTTGAGCATAAGATAATAACTAAAGTCCACATACTATTCTCCTTCTACTTCTTTGATTAATGTACCTAAGTACCACCTAGCTTTCTTCAGGTCTTGAACTCCTCCCTTGTATCGCCATCTATGGGTATACTTCTTTATATTTCCTTGCAAGTACCCAATGAACTCTTCTTTAGTAAGGGAGTCCTTAATGTACTCGATGGCTTCAATTGTACCTTGCCCGTAGTGAGGAGGATGATCTACTTCTTCAGTGGAATGCAACTACTTCCTCCTGTTGTTCTCCTTCCGCCATGTTTGGCTCAAGGATGTTAACTGTTACCTGTACATCCTTATCTTCAAGTCCCATGGTAGCTAAAGTTGAAGCCAGAGTGAGACTGTACTTTATCCAATCTTTCAGCTCTGATTCAGGGAGGATACCAATCCCCCAGTGCATAAAGTGTTTGCTTAGCCATAGTCTAAATCTAATCATTGTGTCAATGCCTTCCAACTTTCTGGGAATAACGGTTCAATAATTTCTCCAATCTGACGTGCTACCTCCTGTGTTTCTTTTTGTGCATGGGCATCTGTCCTCTGGATGAATACATTAGCAAAGGAATACAAGTTGCCTGTCCAATACCATTCAGTGTACATAGACTGAGGGAGTACCATGCGTGCTTGTTCAGGGCATACTCCGTCTCCTAATAGCTCAGAGTAAATCTTGAGCGAAAGATTGTAGGTATCCCAATCTTGTACATACGTCAGTGCTACACCATCAGACCCTTGCTTCTTGTCAACACTACGGCCACGCCATACGTCAGGTACATAAAACTCAGGCTCATCATCAACATACCGGCGAGAGACTTCATTCCACACCATACCTACTTGATGCTTACCAAGTTGACGAGCTACAAAGATAGGGGCCTTGATGTGCAGGGTAATAGCAGTATGGCCGAAGGGAGTCCAGTGAGTAGGCATGTTCTTTATATACCGAAGAAGTTCTTCAACATTCTTGTTACCTCTACAGGTCTCTTTCGTCCATTTGTAGCCAATCGTATCTTTTACCTCTGCCCATTCTTTACTGGTACACCCACGAGCAAGGAATTGGATGAGAGACTTATCCTCAGGGCGTAGCTCGTACTTACCTACTACAATATCAGTACACTCAAGTCCTTTAGATTTCTTTGCGAAGCTGACCCTAGCAGCATTAACTACAGACAGGTCACTCCCCATGTGGTCGATGTATGTTACTTTCATTCGCATGTCCTCTTGCCAGTATCAGGATCAATGAAACAAGCAGTACCTTCTACAACCTCTTCGTCTTTCGACGCGTTGAGAATACCAAATCGTTTACCTGCTGCTCTGAAGGTGGTACAACCTGATGCTCCTCCATCGTAGGCGGACATATACACTTGTTTGAATGTGTCCCAGCTAACTTTCTCTCCCACGTTGCAAGTCTTACTGCAAGCAGAATCGACATAGTAGCTTGCAAGATTGAGCACGTTAACATGATCCATAACATCCAGCTCATCGGCAGTTACTCCTTTCACACCGAAGACTTTTAGTCCGTAGTCCTCTACTTTTTCTGTCTTTGCTCCATCAAATCCAATGATTGTTCTTGTGTAGGAGTGAGAGAAGACTGGTTCAATCCCTGAAGATACATTGTCAGCACTAAGGCTAATAGTGCCAGTAGGAGCGATACTAAGCAGGTGGCTATTACGAATTCCATACTCACGAACCATCTTCTTGATGTCTTCTGGCAGGGTATCAAAGAAAGTTCCTCCGTATTTATTGGGATCAAACGCAGGGAATGGCCCCTTCTCTATAGCTAGGGAAATAGAACTCCTATAAGCAGTATCCCTTAGCGTTTCAAGAACCTTGGCTGTGAACTCCAAGAAGCCTTCTGACCCGTAAGGATAACCCAAAGCTTCCCCTGCATTGGCTAGACCAGTAACCCCAAGGCCCATCCTGCGTTTAGACTGTGCCTCTCTCTTCTGCTCCTCCAGTGGGTAGACAGCAATATCAATCACGTTATCCATAGCTCTTACTACATGAGGGATATCATGCTTAAATTGCTCCCAGTCGAATTCGTAATGCTGCTCAAACCCCGAGTCTACCATATCGTCACGGTAGAATTTGTAGATATACTTCGCAAGATTAAAAGACCCAAGAAGACAGGCACCATAGGGAGGTAGGGGTTGCTCGCCGCATTGCCCTGTAAGAATTCCGCCGAAAACCCCCATACCTCTCTTAGGTTCTGTGAAGCAGTAAACTTTCTCGCATACCTCATCTTCTTCTACAGAAACAACATAGATAAACCTTGTAGCAGAGCGATTAGGCTTTACTCTTCCATGCCTACATCCAATATTAAGATCATAGTAATACGAAGCAGGAATTGAAAGTCTCCAGCAATCCTTCATTTCCGATAGGGTACCTGCAGCCCCAAGTTCATTAAGCATAAGCTTCACCCACCCCAAGAAAAGTCTGTCTTTAGAGGAAATCTGAGCAGAACCATCTTTTGTCACATGACCATCAGAGTCCATCAAACCACGAAGCCAAGCTTTCTTAGCAGCCGCTGTCCAGTTCACATCCGGAATAAATGCCTTTTTCCAAAACTTCTTACCATAGTAAAGGTATAATTTTGTTTCTTTTTTGTCAGTACCCTCATACCCACCCCCGATATTATACTCATAACAAGAAAGGTAATTCTTAAAATTAGGTAAGAGTTTCTTTTTTTCTCCGTAGAGTCCAATGTAAACCTTGTCTTCCCCTTTTACCCAACCATCACCGGAAAAGAACCCTCTTTCGTAGGCTTCGTCAAGATCAGTGTAGACCTCATCAAAATAATCGGTAGGTTCACACACAGGCCATTCAGATTTTAAAAGTTTGTCTCCAATTTTAAGGTTTTTAGCCTCAACCTCAGAACCATCTTTTAAATAAAACTTATGGTAATGAGTACAAGTAAGGGAAGACCCATCAGAAAAGTTCACAGTTTTCATAGGTTGATTTTCACCGGTTTTCCTTACTAGGACAGAAGAAAATTCTTCCCCGTTCCATACATCAACTAAATTACCTTCTTCAGCCAACTCTTCAATATTTAAGTATCCATTACGGGTAAGGATGGGAGTGTCTGGGTGGACACAAGGGTTAGTAGCAGCAATCGTTTCGGTGTAGTGCAGGTTGTTCTTCTTGTTGATCCTGTCTATGAACAATACACCGGGTTCAGCCCAGTCCCAAGTACAACGAAGGATCTTGTCCCATAGATAAGTAGCCCGGATAGTCTTGTACACCCTCCCCTCGAAGACAAGGTTGAAGGGACGGTCCTTCTTGACTGCCTCCATGAACTCATCAGTAATACCGACAGAGATATTGAAGTTAGTCAGCTTGTTGTGGTTAGCCTTAGCGGTAACAAACTCTTCAATGTCAGGGTGGTCTACTCGAAGCACTCCCATCTGGGCTCCACGCCTATGGCCAGCACTGGAGATACAGCCACAGAGTGCATCGAATACATCCATGAATGCTAGAGGCCCAGAACTACGGCTATCAAGAGAGCGTATAAGAGCCCCCCTAGGCCGAAGCGTACTAAAGTCGTACCCAATCCCTCCACCCAGTCGCATTGTTTCTGCAGCTTCCGCAGCTTTATCCATGATGTCAGCCATAGAGTCCCCAATAACGCCACTAACGTAGCAATTATACGGAGTAGTTGACCTAGGGCTACCGATACTAGACTGAATTCTACCAGCAGGGAGAAAACGCTGAGTGTAGAGGATACTTCTAAACTCATTGAAATGCTCCTCGTTATCTTTTAGTGCATCAGCCACTCTGGACATAGCTTCTTTGAATGTCTCTCCTTCTCCTCGGTATTTCATTGCATGAATTTCCTTGGAGATAGGAAGTGTTGGCCCGTACTCAGTCATCTTCCGTACTTCCCTCATACTCTTGCTCAGAAAGGATTTCTTCAAAGAGGTTTCTTACTTTAAAGAGATCCCCACGAGTAAGCCTGTCAGTCCCTTCCGATTTAAAACTCCAGTGGCCAGACCCAGTAAGGGAAAGAGACATTTCCCCTGAAGTAATATAATCTGTGTACTTAATTTCTTTTCTACTAGACATTTAAATACCCCCTTGTAACTTTTTCCAATCAGGTTTAGTCATCAATCAATTCATCCTCATAAAAATAATCCTCAAGGTTTAGCAAACCTTCATCAACTAACCACTGTACTACCACCCAGTTCTCAATATCATTCTGTTCGAGGATATCTTGGAGTGGGTAGTACTCGGCTAGGATCTTTACCTTATCCATATTCCTTTTCCAATCTACTCATTGATACAAACTCAGGCGAGTAGACACCATCCTCTACTTTTCTCTTGATGATAAGCCCTTCCCACCAAAGATCTCCTGCGTGTCCAGCCCAAGGTGAGGGGTAGTCCTGATAAACTCCAGCAACACAACCCATAATCTTCTTCCCATTAGTATTAGTACGAACAGCCCAATCAACTGTATGGGTATGACCGCAAGTACAAGAGGTATAGTTTTTGGCGATAAGAGAATAAGCATGATGCTCACCTCCAATTGGACGACCCATAACCCCAGACACAAAATAGTGAGCATAAGAAATACCATCAAGGGTATAGATACCGGGCGTCTGCCCATTGTACTCAACAACTTCATGATAATATGAATGGAAGTCCAAGTCTCTGAACGAAACACCGAACCGTTCTCCCTCTAGTTCAGGACTAAAATCAATTGCCCTCTTGATCCTGTGTTCATGATTCCCTTCTAGTACTACTTTGTATGGTTGCTTACGTTTAGCTCGCTTGATGGGAGCCCACATCCTTTCTTGAAACTCCAAGTGAGATACGATATCTTTCTCGTAGTTCTTGCCGTGGAAAGAAGCCTTGCCCTTGTCGTAAGAAGAGAGAGAAGCCATGTCTGCGGCATCACCAAGGTTGATAACTACATCAGGTTTCAAATCCTTGATTAGTTGTCCTACGTAGTCGGCCCTCTTATTCAGATACTCAGGGTGAGCATGTTGGTCAGGAATAATTAGGTGTACTTTACTCATCTACATACCATTCCTTAGAATTATAGATGATAGACTCCCCCCTGTCCAAGACATCTTTTACTTCCTCAGCCTCCTCAATAGTGTCATACCAGAACTCTTCCTCAAATTCTTCCCCGTTGATAGTGACATTACAGATCAGAATGTATTCACCAAAGAAAGGGATCGGTCCTTCGATTACATCAGTAACAATAATGTTCGCCATTTATTTATCCTTTCTTACAACATAGTAAATGAGAATCATAAATGTAATAGGCCAAGCAATAGCCAAGGTAGCATCCATCAAATTAGATTCAAATTCAGAGTAGCCATCTGGATCTGGAGTAAAACGCATATAAAGGAAAGTAAGGAGTGAAACAATTAAGTATACCCAAAAGATTTCCATTAATCTACCACCTTTTGAAAAAATATTCAGCATCGATAATGACAACTGGTCTCTTGTTGTTAGCTTTAACTACGAGGACAGGTTCAGTCCCTTCTTCTGTGTTAGCTACTGCTTGCTCGTAGTCCTTATAAAAAGCATAGCTAGCCTTGGATTTACATTCAATAGAGAAGGGGTAGAGAGCTTTGGCAGCAGGAGAAAGCTGCACATCAACCCCTCCTGCCCCCATAGAGGTAGACCTTACGTCTCCCTCCGATAACTCTCTATGACTAAGAAGCTGGTCTCTAACCCATTGCTGTAGCCTCCTCCCCTTAGCCTTCGCTGAGCTGATTTTCATTATCCCTCCTTTTAGTAACCCCAGACCGCATTGCGGATTACTTCGTCCCTTTCTTAGGTGTTCATTTCGGCGGCATAACCGCCCACTCAATTTCATCGCTTCCTTATTGGGATACTTCAATGATATCTTCATCTCTGGTGTCCTCCGACCATACCTTCTCAGGTACGTTAGGTTCTTTCTTCACAGTGGTCAGGAAGACTGGACCTCTACTGTAGATAAAAGTCCTGAGGTTAGGCCAACAGCTAGCCTTGTGGTCACAGTAACTGCAGTTAACACCAAGCTTCCTGTTACCTGATGCACCTTCAGGGATATCCTCGAAGGCTCTATCAGGGCAGATATCAGAAGAAGCAATAGCCTTGATCTTTTCTACCTCTTCTTCCTTCCCCAGTAGTTCAAAGCTGAAGTCATATTTGTCAAGACAGATATGGCCATGCTGTTTGTCTACTACCAAGAAAGCTCCAACATTGGGGTCGGACTGTATCGGATCGGATCTTCCTGCGTAAACGTAGCTAGATAGCTGGGAGATATAACCAAACGGATCGTCTCCCCGCAGACCCCCTGACTCAAACTTCTTGTAGGCAAAGGATGATGCGGACTTAACATCCACTGTGATCCCATCAATAACACAGTCTCTATGTCCTTTAATACCAGAGATCTCAAGAGGGCTTTGAATTCCTTCAACTCTATGTCCGGCAGCGATTGCCAAGTGGATGAGAACCGACTCAAGAATATCCCCATAAAGGTATTTAAACTTTGCTTGAGGAGGAAGAGGTTCGCCCTGAGAAGATTTGTGGAGTGAGTACCATAGCTTCCTTTGACATGGAGAGCCCAAGTTAGACATACGGAGGGTTGGCTCCCTGTCCTCATGTACCAATCTACGATCAAATACCCCTGACAGGTCTTTCCCGAGAAGCTCTGATATAGTTTCGTTCCACCCCCCTCCGGTCCTGATGACTTCATAGATGTCCTCTACTAGAGTATCAATTGTTTTAGACATTAGAGATTTACCCTTTTTCCGTCAATGTAAACTTCATCGATATCCCCTGTATCATCTATTTCATAATCATCAATGATTATGTCTCCTTTATCCCAAATAAAGTCTTTCTTCTCTTCCTTACTCATAGTCATAAACTCTTGATACTCATCTTCATCGAGGTTAAGGTGAAGATAGCCATAACGAAGATGTCCCATTACGTATTCAAGGTTTGCTACAATATTGTGAGTCATTTCTTACTCCTCAAAAGGAAGTTTGATACCAGTGCTTTCTTTTCTCTCGCTCTCAAAAGGTACATGCTCAAGTACTTGCACACCTTCAAGACGAGTACCCTTACCAATCTTAGTATCGTAGACAGTGGCAAAAACTTTAACCCGAGAACCATTACCAATCAGTCCATCTTCTTCAAGCTTCCAAAGAGTACCATCTGCTTTAGCTACCTTGGGGGCACCACCAGCAAAGGCATGGGCGAACTTGCGCTTGAACTTTACGATGATACCGTTCTCTCCGGGCTTACCTGAAGTACGAGAACCAGTAGCAATGAACTTGTCGTACTCTTCTTTATCCATTTCCAAATCAATGGAACAAAGCCCATCGTAATCACCGTGGAATCTTTTATCCATGTCCCTGTTCTGCTCAAACACACGAGCCCAGCTTGCAATACCTTCGAATTCAAAAAGTTCTGTAGACATATAGGTGTTCCTTTTCTCTAGTCTATAATCTATATTAACCTGTTAGAGTTTACTTGTCAATGGGTCTCTAACCAATTAGTACCAACTTTGTAATTTCCTTGTAAAGGACAAAAGAGGTTTAGTCTTTTACCTGTTTCTTCAATAGCCTTACATTGTAACTCTCCTAGTTTTATAGCGTCCTCCTTAGAGGAAACTTCTGTTTGCCATTCATCATGTACAAAATCTACTTGTTTAAACCATACACCTGCCTCAGTAGCCCATTTCCTCCATAACAGGTTAGCGTGCTTCATGACAACAGCTTCACCATTTTGCAGGTATCCTGCAAGCATCAAGTACTCAGAGGATTGGACAACTTTACGTCCGTCCAAACCTCGGAAGAAACCCCTTGCGGCATCTCTGGGAATCCTGCCCGCTTTAAGGCGTTTGAGTTCAGGGAGACTATCCAAGAAGTTTTGTACAGCTCCTTTTGCCATAGGTTTTGTACAGTCAAGTATTCGACTAACCTTTTCGGTTCCAGCCCCAAGAAGGAAGGCGTAGATAAAAGTCTTAGCAGTATCCCTGTCCCTACAAATGGGTCCGAGTGAACGTTTGTTAAGGTTATGAATATCCGTCTCATCTTCTTTCTTTCCTGAAGTAATAGCTGTAACGTATTCTTTAGACTGCATAAGGTGAGCAAGGATACGAAGTTGAATACCTTCAGCATCTGTCCCCACCAAGTAGTGTCCTTCATCCACAGTCCATAGTGCTCTGAGCTTTCCATCGAACTCAGCCTTTACCTCTTCGATAGGAGACTTAGGCTCACCGTGGAATGGGCTAGAGATGTTAGCTTGGTTTGGGTTACTGTGAGACATACGCCCAGTCCATGCCCCGATGTGCCAGAACTTACCATGAATCCTACCATCCTCGGAGACACAGCCTATCCACTCCTGAAGGCTTGACCTTCTTCCCTCTAGAGTAAGCCACTTGGCTAGCGTCTTCGCTCCCTCAGGGGCGTCAGAGGGGAGGGTAGATAAGTTCTCCTCAGATACCACCCACCCATAGTAATCGAAGTGTTCTTTCTTTTCTTCCCATAAGGCATACGTGAGCAGAGACTTACGCCAATACTCTCCCACCTTAGCTTTACGTTCGAACTCCAAGTGTGTCTTGGTTTTTTCTACTGGCTCCCACCCTGCTGCCCAAAGCTTTTCGATCCTATCTTTAGTAGACCCCGGATTGAAAATCTTGTAGTCAAAGCAAACCAGTTCTTCCCCATCTACTACAGTCCTTGGGTAGTTACGCATAGCATCTTCAGTAGTCTTGAAGAAGCTCCCATCTTTCTTGATCCTGTATAGAATTCGATGAACTTCCGTTAGCTCTGGTGGCCAAATCTCTTGGAATGTAACTTCCAGTATTTCCATCTGCTCTTTAATCTGAGCAAGGTACTCCTCTGCTTTCTCTTTATCAAACTTGAACCCATTGTTCTGCATGTCGTTACATACAAGTTGAATGCCATGCTCAACATCAATGGAGTCTTTCCATTCTGGATTGTCAAGATAAGGCTTATAGAAGAGGTAAACCTTTTCTGTTAGCTCAACATCCTTTACGCAGTAGTCTATCATCTCCCTCGATACACGAGACCAATCAGTATGACTACCCTTCGGATAGTTTAGAGCTTGCCCCAGATCGTCAAGACTGTGAGTAGGTAAGCCTGAATAATTGACAAGACGAGACACAACAAAAGTATCACAGACCACCGAAGACTGAATGCCCGAATCATATAGTCTATTAAGAACAGGAATGTCAAAAGCCAGCCCGTTGTGAGCGATGACACAAGTAGCATCTTTAATATAAGAATTAAAAGCATCCTTTCCTCCTTCCCAATTGTTCCATACAAGGTAGTCTGACCAGACTTTGATAGCTCCATGCAATTCCTTGGTAACTACGCACCAGACTTTAGTAGGAGATAACCCATCTGTTTCGATGTCTAAAGTTACAATCATCAGCGACCAGGCTCATCATAGACCACATCATCCCCGTAATACTCAAGTTCTGAAGCATAAGACTCTTCGTCCCGCACGGGATCATCTTCTCCGTAGCCATCATCTGCAGTAGTTGGTGGTACATTAGCATCATACTCTACAGGTCTTCCCAAGTCTTGTTCTTCAAGGTAACGTACTTCATAAGCTATTACCTCTTCAATAGCAGAGATAAACTCTTGGTCTACTGCTCGCTGAGAGCCAAATACATCTGAAAACATCACTTCATAAGGAGGCCAGTCAGCCCAAAAAATATTTCTGTCTAATAGTTGTCGCTCTTCAAAACTAAGCCAACCCTCATAGCTATCAAAGCGATTACGAGCTGCATCAAGAAGCCTTTCAAGATTAGTAAGTCTTTTAGAACTTACTTTAGGATAAGGAGCAGGGGGTTTCCCTTCAATCTTTCTCATCCAGTCCCTAAAGTTAAGTGCATGAACACTACGCGCCATAGATCTTCTCCTTTAGTGTGAACGAATCCAAGTCAAACTCTAGTTGACCAGCAAATCCAAGAGGACCAACTGGCCTATTCTTTACGATAGACAGGGTGGTTGTATTTCGGATAACATCATCTGCATTAGTCAAGTCTCTCGATAAGTCCACCCTGACTGAAGCTTGCTTACCGATGAGTTTACAGTCCCTGATATCCCCGTCTGAATTCTGATGGGCAATTGTGATAATCCCACACCCTGTCTCTGCTGCAGTTCTCGATAGCTGCACTGATAGCTTTGACAGGAATTGCTCTGTTGTACCATCCTCCTTACTCCTTTGGTGGGCGAGATCTTGGATGGGCTCAAAGAATATATACTTACAGTCACAGACGTTGGCATAGTATTTAATCCTTTCGATAATGACCATTGGATCTTCATCTACCCCAATACTAAACTGGTGCATAGTCTCCTTGCTGGTTAGCTCAATGATAGCATTACGTACTTCATCTTCATTGTCCTTGAACAACTCCCTACGAGTTACATTCTTCCCTAATTTATAGGAAGCTAGGCCAAGGATAGACCTCATGTTTGTTTCTTCAAGGTGACAGAAAGCAAAGGGAACATCACTGTAGTTCTCAGCTAAGTTGAACTCCAGCATACGCATGAACTCTGTCTTACCTATCCCCTCCGGTGCAGTAAAGACAGTAAGGTGCCCCTGCATAAGGCCCAGCCCTAACCTATCGTAGTCCTCAATACCAGTGGGTAAGTAGATACTATCCTTCCCTTCCTCCAGCACACGAAGGAATTGCTCGGGGGTATTAGTGTCCCAATCAGGTACATATTTTGTACGATTAATCCAAGCGTACATGAAGTCTGACTGGTGTCCTGAAGTAAGATACTCGTTAGGGTCTTTATGGAGAGTCATACTCACCCGGTAGACTTTGTTAGGAAATGTCCGAGCGAGAGTTGTTGCAGCCTTATCACCTGCTGGGTCTGAATCAGTACAGATTACAATGTTCTTGAAGCTATTGATATAGTCATGGCAATTCCTCAGTAGCTCACTGCTAACCCCAGCTCCGGGGATACCAACAACAGGCCACTTAGAGCCCAGCATCTGGTAAGCAGAAGCAACATCTTCCTCTCCCTCTACAATCGTGAGGGTTTGACTGCTGCCTCCATTGAACCTATCCATACCAAACAAGTGGTCATTGGAGAAGCCTCTATTTCTGCTAAAATCCTTTGGTAAAATCCTT